AAATTTTTCTTTCAAATCTGGTTGGTGTACCTCGTCATTATACTCCTCTTCCTGTCCAGAGTCAAGTATGTCCTTCTGAGCCGACTGATCCACATCATAAAGACGCATCTTGGCTCTGTCAATTCCTATGACAAATTTTTTATAAACGGACTTATCACTATACCTATTCTTTAGCTGCTTAACCAAAATTTGATTCATTTGCTCAAGATCATCAGTTGATATGAGAGCGAAAAGAAAATCTGCTGTTGCAGGAAGACCAAAAGATTCTGAAGTATCTGTCAACTCTGGATCAGAAGAAGAAAATCCAGATCTTGTCGTTTGAGTTGCAGAAAATATAGGAACATTAAACTCAACTGCCAATCCTCGCAGTTCTTCCGCAATAGATTTGACATAAGAATAAGAATTAACAGAAATATTTCCTTTATAACGACTAGATGCGCAAATATTCAAATAGTCAATAAAAATTACATCTGGCTTGAAAGATTTCTTCAATGCAAGTTCATTTAATAGTGCCTTGAAATGTCCAGCGTGAGCAGATGCAGTCGGATACTCCTTGATAATTAAAGATCCATGTGTCTTTCTAGAGATATTATTAATTTTATTTTCAAATGTCGATTTTGGCAAATCTTTGATATCATTGATATTGATATTCATTTGATTGGCATCAATCCTCTCGGCAATTTTCTCTTCTGCCATTTCCAGAGTAATATAAAGGACATTTTTCCCCTGAATTAAATAAGATCCGGCAACATGACACATAAAAAGAGATTTGCCAACATTTGTTCCAGCAAGAGCGATATTAAGAGTCTTAGGAGAAAGTCCCCCATTGGTAATTTTATTGAAGTACTCCAAATCAAACTCTAACTTGTTTTCTTTCCTATTGTAATACTCATACCTTTCTTCGTAATCATTCAAATAATCATGACCAACATGATTATCAAAACTCACTGCCAGGGCATCAGATAAAATAGAAGGAATGGAATCTCTATTTTTCTTCTCATCATTACCATCAGCAATTTGAATTGACTCCATAAGAGCCAAATAAATTGCACGATCTCTACACCACTTTTCGGTTGTGTCGATCAACCACTGCAACTCTGCTGGAGAATCTTCCAACAATTCGATTGTAGAGATGACTTCTTTATATGATGTCTCATTCAAATCAGTTCTATTATCAACTTCAATCAGCAGTGCTTCTTTCGATGCTAACTTATTGTACTTAGAAACAAATGAAAATATCTCAAAAAAGATTGCTTTTTGTGCATAGTCCTGAAAATATTCTATCTTGAGATATGGTAAAACTTTTCTTACATAGTCCTCATTAAATATGAGATTCCTTAGAATTGTCGTCTCAACTTTTTCCATCATTTGTAGTGCAAGTAAGTGCTCAATATGTATTTTTCATTGCTGATTGGGATATCCCCTCTATGCGGAAACATCCACAATGGAGGGAAGACAACCATTCTACCAGCCTTTGGTTGGATTTGCAAGTCGGAAAAAACTGTTTCTCCCCCTACTTCAACATCATTGAGATACCACAGAAAAGATAAAAATCTCCTAGATGATTCATAATCTGTCACATCAACATGAGTATCAAACATATCATTTTCATCATTTAAATATTTTTTGATTCTGAATTGCTCAAACGCATGAGAAGTGGGAAAGCAACGAGAATCAACAAACTCATAATATTTCTTCTTATACTCAAATACTTTTGAGATTAGAAAATTATGAGTGTTCTTGACTTGCTCCGATAATTCATTATTTACTGTCAGATTAAACTGAGTAAAGTTTGGCTTTTTGTCCTGTTCTATTCTCTCATGTTTATCTGGATTGGATTCAAATGTTTCAACCAAAAAATCACAAACAGAAGAATCTAAAACATCATCATAAACATGTATAAGATCATTGAGTTCAACTACCATAACTAAATTCTGCTCTCGCAATTTCGTCTAGTTTTTGCATAATCTCTTCGGTAAAGTATTGATCTGGATTTGCAAGTATTTGCTTGCCGTAAATTTTCTTGCCATTAATCTCATATCGACCAGCCTTATTTTCCCACAGACCACCAAGCTGCCCAAGTTCGAGTAATCCATAATAGCGGTCAAGTCCTCTTTCATCATAATAAAGACGAATTTTCACTTCTTGATTTTCTTTACTAAGACGAGACTTAAATGTTTTTGCTTTTATAATATTACCAATAATTTCTTCTCCATCCTTTTCTTTTGACTTTGATAGCTCGATAATTGTTGATGCGGAATAGCGGAGTCCAGATCCACCGCTTTGTGTTGTCGGTGGCCCATACCCACCAACATTAGCATAAATGTGGTTAGTAACAATCATTGGAATTTCAGACTGCCCCAATTTAAGTGTCAACATACGAAATGCACCTTTAATAAGTGCTGCTTTGGTCATGTCTTTTTTGTCATTGTCAGCAAGAGCATCATTGATTTCTTTGTTTGTGGAAAGCATACCTAGACTATCCAAAACAAAGAAGCACGGCTTTCGTTCTTCCTTTGGTTTTTTCATGTAAAGATCGACTGCCTTTAATGCCTTTGTCCTAAATTCTTCGACAGTAACAACATTAATCACTACAACTCTAGATATATCAATTCCTCTACTTTCCAGAAGTGATTTGGTAATAGCAGCTTCCGTATCAAAATATAAACAGTAACCTTCTGGATTTTCATCCAGGAAATTCTTGATTACTGCTAAGGCGAAGAAAGTTTTTCCAGTTGAACTTTCTCCAGAAATTGCGGTAATTTTGTTTCCTGAGACTCCACCAAATATAGAGCCGCTAACAAGAGCGTTAAAGATATAGGAACCAGTATCGACGAATGTTTCATTTTCATTGATTTCTGACGCTAGTTGTGTATATTCTCCACCGATTTCTTTTACGATATCTTTCAAAAAATCCATAAGATCCCCCTTAAATAAAAAATGATTCTAGTGTGTTTTTCTTTTCTATATTCCAACCAATAATGTCAAGAATAGCTTTTACTGGTTTGAGGAAAGTTTTTTCAAATTGCATATCATAATCAACATACTTATGCAATCCAAATTCTGGTGGTAATGTTTGAATGTAAGATATGACATTTTCATGTATTGGATTTGGCATTTTCAAATAACAAAATTTGATCTTTTCTCCATTCTTGATTGTGGAGTATTTTTTCTGTAGTTTGTTTTCTTTAATGTAATGATTATACAAGATTGATCCCCTCACATGGATTGGAGTGGATTTTACATACATTGTGAGGTTAGATTTAAATTTAGAAAGTTCATTAACTGATTTTGGAAAAGATACTTCTTCTGGAGTAAGATCGAAAAACTCTTTTTTTGTTTGTTCAATGAACTCTACTGTCTTTTCTTCTGTAGAATTCATAATCAACCAAATAGCTTGCTTAATCTTGTCTCTACAAAATGCAGGAGTCGAAGATCTAATGGCTTCTACGCCAGTCATCGCTAATTCCGGCTCAGAATAACGAACTCCTTCATTATCCCAAACATTCGCAATATACCTTTTCTTTGCCATAAATACGGCACGATCAGTTATCTTTTCTCGTTTCATATGTAATTTATGTGCATATGCATTTAGAGAATTGGCCAGTTCTCGATATGATTTATCTACATAATCTTGTATTTTTGTCGCAAAGATCTGATCCAAGAAATCAACAACCTCTAGTTTGGATGGATTTTTGTTTTTATAAATCATATCAACTAATGGCTTCATGTTTAGAAATGCAGAGTCAGTATCGCAATAAACAACATAGTCTACATCTTCTGTTTTGAGTATCTTATTGAAATACTCATTGAATTTCTTCTCAATCCAACGAATTGCCAACTGTCCAGTATAAGTGACTGCCTCTGCATTTCTTAGATCATAAAATCTAAAATAAGGATTTCCAGTAGCTCCATAACAAGAGTTAAGACATACTTTAATTGACTGCTCTTTGACACTATACATCGAAATCAATTTTTTGAGCTTCTTATCATGAGTTTTTTCGAACTCTTTTTTCAGCTCTTTCATCTTATCTTTGTAGTGCTTCCTTTTCTGGAACATTTTTTCTAGTAGCTCCGGAAGAAATCCAATATGATCTTTTCTGTACATAGATCCATTTGGAGCTACTGCATACTCAAAATTTTCTGGAAGTTTGATGCTTTTTTGTAAGATTGATTCAATAGAAATTCCAGAAAATCTTTGATCCACTAGAGTATCAGGACTTACATTTAGAAGCATCATAATATGTGGATAGAGAGAAGTCAAGTCCATACTCACAACATAATCATAAGATCCAGGAATTGGCTCTTTCACAAAAGCACCGACAAACTTGTCAGATTTTTCCTTTGCCTCACTTTTTAGCGGAATTACAATGTTCTTACGACGAAGGTAATTATAGATGATTGTATCCCACATTCGGACTTGATAAAATACATCATCAAAATTTGTTTTTGCATCATAAGCAAGCATGATTGACAACTCGACTAGATGCAACTTATCCTCAAGTTTATTAACAAGTTCTGTGTCGATAACATTATACTCCACAAAAGTATCCCAATCATTATCATAGAAATCTTTGAATGTTTCGTATTGACTATGATCAAGTTTATTTTGACCTAGCTCATTAAATGCGATAGTATCTAGTCTATAGTTTTCTGGCTTCTTAAATGAATACTTCTTGTATAGGTCAAACATATCTACGATAGAAACACCAAAGATATCATAAACAGTTTGCTTTTCTCCGATCCTGACTTCAACTTGCTTGTCTGATATCCAATTATAAGGAGAAAGTCTTTTTGTTTCTTTTTCCCCAATCACACGATACATTCTTCCGATAATATATGGAAAGTCGTAGTAGAGACAGTTCCATCCTGTGACAATATCTGGTGTATTATTCTGCCAATACTCTAAAAAAGAATAAATCAGTGCAGTTTCATCTTTGCAGTAGAAGTATTTGTGATTTTCGAGTTTTTTCCCGAATGGTTTTGTTCCCCAAGTATAGATCTTTTTTGAGGTATAATCCTGAATCGTAATCAGCAAAATTTCTTCATCGCAATTTTTTGGATCTGGGAATCCATTCTCAGAAGAAACCTCAATATCAATAGCCCAGATAGAAATTTTTGAAATGTCGTAATCAATATTTTCTTCTGGGTAGTTATCAGAAATATACTGGTAGATGGCAGTTTCATTCCCATACATGGAAAATCCTTCTACATCTTTATATTGCTCAATATATTGTTTGGATTCTTTGATTGTTCCAGGTTGTATTGGTTTTACATATTTTCCATCTAATGTCTTATATTCAGTTTTTACATTAGAAGAAACATAAAAAGTTGGATGGTACTCTACGGTTTGAGTGAATTTTTCTCCATTTTCATATCCACGAACATAAATTTTGTTTCCAAGTTGTTTGACATTAGTGTACCAACGCATTATTTCTTAA